ATCAGAAGATGCTAAAGGAATTCTTGCTGGGCGTTGTTCTGCTCTATTTAATGAATCTGTTGTTTCAACTGGATCTTTTGTAATTGCCGTTTTATCTTTTGTAATAATATAGTTAAAGTTTGCAAGTACTGGTCCATCTACATCATCTATATCATATACTAGTTCTGCATTCTCGTATGCTTTTAAAATTTTATGTGTTCTATCCCAAAGTGGAATATAGTCTGTTTCTTGTCCAACAAGCTCTAAAAATTTACGCTTATAATAAAATCCATCAACTATTGTATCAATAATTGCTCTAGCCATTGATTCATATTCTTTAAATTTTGCAATCCCTGTTGCAGATGTTTCATTGTATGATGCTGCTATTGTAACTGGGTCAACGTATGGCCGTTCAATCTGTAGGTTGTCTTCAACAACTATGTCTCCACGCTCACCATCAATGTCTTCATATACTGTTACAGCATAAGACTTATCATATCTTACAAAGTCTCCAGATAGCTCGTATGTAATTTTTCCTTCTGAAGAAGAAGTTAGTCCAGACTCTCCACTAATAAATACTTCAAGCTCTGTTTGCTCTGGTACGTCTTCAATAACAAGAATATAGTCTGCTGACTCATCTGGAACTGTATAGGATACAGAGAGTGGATATGGGGGTGTACGAAGAATGACTGACATTGTTATTTACCGTAGTATGAGGCTACTTCTTCAGGCTGTGCAATTCTGACTGCCTTACGAGTAACCCACTTTTCCGATGCCTCCTTTGAGACGATGTTATAACCCACCTTTAGTTCTCCAAGTCCACCCCAGTAAATATTCTTTTCTGAGTAGACCGCAACTTTTTCTGGAACTGATTTTATTTCTTGAATATCGTCTTTTGGTTTTTCTAGATTAAAACTAGCAATTACTTCTAAAATTTCTAATTTAGTAGATACCCCAAATAGATCAATGTTATTTTTCTTAGCATAAGATTTTAGTTCCATTACGGTCTTTGTCGCTAATTCTTCCATTGTCATATAATCTCCTACGTTCATTTGTAATTATACCAGAATATGACTAAGGGACGGCAGCAATTAAACTACCGTCCCCTAATCTGGGTTGTCAATGATTATGAATCTGTTGAATCTGCATCTGCATAAGCAACTGCATCAAGTTCTTCCCATTGAATACCAAAACGGACGAATACTGTGTATTCAATTGTATCCTTCTTTGGCTTGTATTCACGGTTTACAGTGATATCTCTCTGGAATCCCCATACACGGTTTGCTGGGAATGTAAGATCTACATAACCTGCAGGGTAGTAAGGAACTTCAAGAACATCTACACCAAGCACACGTGTTGTACGTGAGTTACCGAATGTTTGTCCTGCGCCATCAAGGTATGCCTGACGGTTTGACTGAGTGCTTCCTGGAACTTGTCCAGCAACTGCTTCTGCGATTGCATCAGCAAGTGTACCGTTATTCTTTACGATACCCTGGAATGCGTCTGTACCTGCGTAGAACTTAAGGTTTGACTTAAGTGCACGGTACTTACGTGGCATTGCCAAGATAATGTCTTGCATAACGTTTGGAGTCCACTCGTTGTTTGCTACAGTAACTGCTGCTTCGTGAGCATCATTTCCTGCAACTTGGTTTACCTGACTAACGAATCCAGGCATGATTGATAGGAAGGCATCTACGCCTGATCCTACACCGTTAATAGCAAGATCCTCAATATCGTTAGCAAAAGCGTTTGTCATCAAGCGAACTAGATGATCTTCAAGCGCTGCTCCTTCAATATTGTCTTCAAGTGCTTCTGTAGAAACTTCCCAATCAAGACGAATCTTTTTGGTTGTTAGTTCTACCTTAGAAAATGTTGCGCCAACGTTTGTGTAGTCTGGTGCACCCTGTGCTGCTGCACGGATAACACGCTCACCAACGTTAACCTTTTCAATTTCCATTGTATTTGCTCGCATAGTAACCTTACGGCCATCTTTGGCGAGAACAGTTGCATCCCACACGTAGTCAATAAAACGACGTGCTTGCTCAGGTGCTAGAATACCACCAGAGACTCCTGTTGGGTTTACTGCATTTGCTCCTGTTGTAGAACCAAATGCTGCTGTTGCTGTGTTGCCAAGTGCTGTTACTGGACTTACTGTGCCATCGGCATTTCGTGCAGTTGCACCACCAACATTTCCAGAGACGAAGCCACCCTGAGAGTTAATCTCATTGCCTGCTCCTGCTGATCCTGGATAGTTTTTTTCTATATTTGTATCTTGTTCCGACATATTGTTCACCTCCTAGTGATATATACCTTAGTTAAATAGGTCGGTATTTGTGAGGAAACGACCGCCCCATAGGGATTTTTGAACCACTTGTGGTGATTCCTGCACGATCTCGCCTAGATCGCCAGACTTGCGGAAAGCAGTGTCTTGTTCTACAAGATCTACTCGCTTGCCAAACTCGTTAAAGTTACTCTTAATATTATTAACATCAGATGTTACTGTATCAAGAGACTTTGTTACTGCTGCTACCTGCTCGTTAAGAGACTTAATAGTTGCAGCAAGATCGCCAAAGGCATTAGTAAGAGAAGCATTAATTTCTGAAACTGCTTTAGCAACTTCTTCTTTAACTTCTGAAACGGCGTCAACCACTGCTTCTTCTGCTTTCTCTACTTCTACTGCTGCTTGTTCAGCAACAGAAGAATCTGCACCACCATAGATTGACTTAGCAACTTCTGTTTCTTCAACAACTGCTACCTCTTCAACTACTGCATCTGTCTTTAGAACTTCAGCTGGCTGTGCCTCTGGAGCAATCTCTACATTTTCAACTACAGCATCTGCTGCTTTTTCTATTGATTCTGTCATGGGATTTACCTCCTTAGTAATCTTAATTGTACTAATGCCTTTAGCACTATCAACTAAGAATTTTATCATTTGTGTTTTTTCAATATCTGTTTTTTCAACAAACCCTATATTTGACATTGGGTTTCCAGTTATTGGGCTTACTTCTGATTCATTTTCAGATGCAATAACTATCCCTGATTCTTTGTCATAAAAAATATTTTCTAAAACTGTTTCGTCACCTTTAATAACATCTACTCCATCAACCTTTTCAATGGACATAATATTTGCAAATTGGTTTGCTGGAGAGTCTACAAGACTTAGCTCAACCAAATCATATTGCTTAATAACTCTAATTTTTTTATCTGCTTTTTCATCATAAGCATCATCCCACTTATTCATTCTTCCCCCAATTGAAAAACCAGTTAAAGTACCATCAAGAACTTTTTCCCATGTATCTTGTGCACCTTTTGAAACATATGCTGATACAAATACGCCTTTATAAAACTTTTTTGATTCTGGATCAAAGTATTTATCTTCTTTAAAATCTATCATCTTACCAACTGCCAATGGTTGGTGCATTTCTCTTATGTTGCCACGAAATTTTGCAAATGCTTCCATAGAAGCTTCAGATGTTACGATGTCGTCCTGCTTGTCTAGATTATCAAGTGATGCAAATCCTGAAACAATACGACGTTCTTTATCCACCTTGGTAAGTGGCATAGATAGACGAACGGTGTCACCTTCAGTTACCCAATGGGCTTTATTTATTAACATAGCCTTCTTATTATAGCATTTGTTTATAATGTTTTCTCAACTATTGAGACGCTCTACCTTCGCCTTGTGCATTACGTCCAGATAGTGTTGTAGTTGAATCAGAATTATTATTTGTTCGCTCTGCATCTCTTTGACGTGTACCCGCTGAGTTTGCTCTGGCATCAGTTGCTTGTCTTGGAGACATAACAAATGGCTCATCTCCATCTGCTCTTTGTGGCAAGTCTAACTTTTCACGAGCCTCGTTTGGAGTCATAACCTGAGTCTTAACATATCTTTCCAGAATCTGAGATTGTGCTATTTCGTCAGTTAATGTTAACTCATTAAACTTAAGCTCAAGAATATCTGTTTTTTCTTTAATAATCTTGTTAACAATTTTTTCAAGGTGTCTTTGTGCTGGACGTGATACCTGCTCTTTAAATGTACGATCCTGTGATAATGCTGCTGCTGTTCCACCAGAATCTGATCCGCCAAGCTTAGACATTGGAACTTGATGAGCAATTAAAATATCGTCACGATTCTGTTTACGATACTCTTTAAATGAGCCATCCTGGATACCGTTTTCAATTGGCTCCATCTTAAATTCAACCTTGTTGGTGTCAGTATCGCCTGGGAGTGGTATGTACAAGGTTCTATGTGATTGAGCTTTTAATCCAGTTTGCAGGAATCTAAACATCTTATCTTCAGCATCTCCCGAAAGTTTTGCTCCTTTAAGAGTTACAACATATCTTGGCACAGCCTTGTTTTCAAAGTAATCAATATTGTATTGAGATGCAAGTTGATCTCCAACTAAAGATGGCATTGCTGCCATAATGTCTGGAATTCCATAAAATGTATTTAATGGTGAATATTCTTTAAGATGAATAATTTCATTTGGACGTGGATCTGTTCCCATTGGATTTGGATTTTTTGCTGCAAAGTTTCTAAAGTAAACAACCTTTTGTCCAATAATTTGAACAAATCCATCACGAAGACGACGAACACGAACGGTAGTTGCTGGGATATGCCCAATGTATCCAATGTCTCCGCCTGTTGTTCTTCCTACTTCAATAAAACCATTTCCAGTAGCCTGAAGATCTGTGTAAACTTTTTCCATTGTCTTTGTAAAACTATCATCATCATTAAGATTTTCTAGCCAGTCACGTAGCTCAATCTTCATTCTTTCAATACGACGACGAGCACGGCCAACTGCTGCCTGATCATCATTGTTTTCAAAACGCAACATTGTTCTGTCTGTAACATCAAATCGGTATCCAAGGCCAACAACGTTTTCTACTTTAGCATCAATTGCAGCATGGTTAGCAAAAGATGTATCATAAAAATTAGCCAATTCGTACATATTGTATGGTGGTGTAATTACATCAAACAAACCATATCCATTACGGTATACAGTTCCAGGATTAATTTGTTTTGACCCAGAGTCAACTCCTGATGGAGTTACGTTTGCAGCATTTAGATATGCTTGATTGCCTTCTGGATTAACATACTTTGACATGTTCCGAGTTGTTCTGCGACGAAAGTTTTGGTCAATACCATCGTAATCTTTTAAATTGTCCCAAGACTTATTAAATGGATCTTGAGACTTAAAAACATTTTCATCACGCTCTTGTGTATTTAATCCTGCACGTACGTATTCTTGATCATCCATTTTCGTATGCATCTTTTCCGTGTTTGTCTAGTGTTTGTTGCGCTGCATGCCATGCACCAAGGTCATTCATTGAAGGAATGAGACCAGCCTTTAGTCTTTCTTTTTGTTCTGAATACTCTTCTTCACTAATCCTATGTAGTCCAGGAACGAATACAGCTTTACCTTCGCCATCATCTCCATAAGAAACTGCTGCTTTTCTAAGTTCAGAAATCTTTGAAAGATCTCCACGCTCAGCAGGTATGTTTAAAATTGAACCTTCGCCATCTGTAAACCATTTGCCATTAGACTTTTTATATACATAAAGACCCCAGTCATAGTGCTTTTCAATGACCTTGCGACGTACATTTTTAACATAAGGCTTACCAGTTTTTGGGTTTATTAACGATTCCATAACCATAAGTATACCAGGTTATACTGGTGTTGATACGTTGCTTTGCCAGTTTACGTTTGTGTATATTTTTAGTTTTTCTGGCTGATATATCAATCCTTCTCCATCATCAATGATTATTTTATTAGTTCCAATATATGTCTTATAAACGTCTGCTGGGTTAATGTTATAAAGCTCTGTTGATCCTGCTATAAGCATTTCATTCCAATTAAAGTTATTGTCCCAAAACTGCCAGTCAAATGTTTCTACTCCATCTGTTAAGACCTTAATCCAAGGTCTTATGCTTGTGCTTTCAATTTCTTTTATATCGCTTGCCTGATAGTAAGAAATATTATTAAACAAAAATGGACCAGTAAGGGCTATGGTGCCTAGATAAGAATCAAAAGATAATGAAGTAGTAAAAGAAATTCCAATGCTAGTCCATTCCTTTAAAGATAAAACTGGCTGCCTTACAAGATTTCCATTAACATAAAAAGATATTCCATTATACTCAATACCATTTTGGTCTAATGCAAAAATTGTTCCTCTATCACCAATGGAACTATTGGCTTTTACATAAAATTTAATAATTCCAGATTTATGATTAACTTGAAATATTTCTCTTGCTGTTTCTGAAAATGTTTCTTTGTCATATCTTGTCCACAATTGAATAGCACCAACGCTGTAAGGTGTTGCAATTTCTTGATTTATTGGCATAACTATTCCGCGACTTTCTAAAATATTTAATTCTCCACGTACTTCTATTCCAGAGTTTGCAGTTAAATATAAATATGGTGTGCTTTCTTTGTAAATACTAAATGGATTTTTTGCTTTATAATTAAAATAAATTCCAGA